CCTTATAATATTTAGAAAAAAATCACTTTTCATAACTAATATATACAATGAAAAAGATAGAGACAGATTACAAAATAATATATAATTTATAATTTGTTGACTAAAAACAAAAGAAAAAAAAATTAAAATAAGATGCCATTACCACATTTTAACCAAGTAATTAATGTAGGCGCACCAGGTGGTCCTGGTACTGCACCAGACGAAGTAGTTTACTTGAACCTCTTTGAGATTACCTTTATTTTACCAGTAATCTTACAACAGACACAGAGAAATCCATTTTTGTTACTACAAAATGCAACAAAAATAGATCTTAACCTTACAGAGTTTGACGTAGCTGCTAAATCACAAAGATTCAAGTATTCAACAAGAATGTTTATGACTTCACCTACAAAAACTGACGGTACACTTTCTATTCCGATTCAGGTGAATGTTAACGACCAAGGCTCTATGGAAACATGGAATACGTTGAAAGCTTGGTATGACTTAGTATTTAACTCACAAAATGGTGCACTTCACTACAAGAGTGATATTATCGGTACTATTATTGTTAATCAACACGATAAAAAAGGTATTGTATTGAGACGTGTAACTTTCCAAAACGTACAAATTAGTAAAATCGCAGGTTACTCACTTGACTGGTCATCTAACAACATCATTGAGTCAACTCAAGCTGATTTCGTTTATGATTACTTTATCGACGAATATATCGACCAAGGATTAGGAATTGGAGCACCTCAATTAGTTTCAGGATACGGAATAGACTAATAAAATTAAGACATCTTTTAACAAAATAAAAAAACCCACAAATGTGGGTTTTTTCTTTTTAAAGTATTTCTTAATTTAGAAACTAGGTATGTTAAAGTTGTTAGAACCAAAACTAGAAGCATTTTTCATCATAGAGTTAGTGTCTGGCATTGACTTAGATTGCTCGCCTTCTTGTTTCTTTCTAGAACTTTCTTCCTCTTCAACGATCTCATTGACTAATTTGATATTCTCCTCGAATAACCAAAAAGGCCATAAATCCATTGCAAATTCAGAAAGATGAAAGTGTTTCTGAAGTAGAAGCTTATTCTTTAATATATGCTTCAAAGGCATCGTGAATAACGAAAATACCTGACGCTCCGGTGGGAAATTGCATGTCTGTGCGGACCTCCTCACCACACTCACAATTTCTTTTTAATTCCTTAATACCAAAGGTCATTTTACTAACGGCTGAATTTAGAAATTGAGATATCATCGATTTCTTCAAATTCTTTAACTTTAGCTTTAATACCATCATAAGTGATTGATGTTCTATTTGACATCATAAATGGAATAATCTTTAAGAAAGCTAAGTTTGGAGTACGTTTTTCATTATTCTCTTTAACAATATAGTCTGTAAAAGCTTTCTGTAATCCAATATTAGGTGGAGTAAGTTCAAAGAATTTACCATTAACAGTTTTAAAGTTATAGCATCTACTAGAGTGATTAAAGAATCTTTCTAATTTTTCATCAATATCATGAGAAACAAAGTTTTCTCTTTTTAACTCAATAACAACATCTTGACCACAAGTACATCTTTGAGTTACCGTAAGTGAATTACCTTGTTGAAAAGTAAGTTCTCTGATTAAGAAAATCAAGAATAATCTATCTTGGTCTTTTACTTCTAAGAAAGATCCTAATTTTCCATCAGGATATTTAATTCTAACACAAGCTTGTAGAATATCATTCATTTTCTCAATAATATCATAAAAGTTATTATCATCTACCATTGAGTATGCTTGAATTTCTCTAACTTGAGCTGGTCGAACCATAAATAAAGATCCGGTTGGATAAAACTCACCACAAGGAAGTTCTCTAACATCCATATTAAAAAACTGTAAATCGGTAGTTCTAGAATTATCTACAGGTTGAACAAATGGAATATCACCTTGTGATGATTTTTCTTCTGCTTGTTTTTTTCCAGTTTCTAAATCCGAAAGATGTCTCTTTAGGTATTCTTCTTCTGTCATTTCATTTTTATTATTATCAGACATACGTTTGTATTTTTTTTTATATATTAGATATATTTCTTCCTCTATTATAATAGTTAAATAATAATAAGTTTATCTTTAAAATAAAAAAACCCTCAATTTCTTGAGGGTTTTTTTAATTTTATTTTTATTATTATCCATTGATGAATCCACCAGCACTAATTGCTCCCGTTCTAAGTATTGTAATATTATTAACAATAATACCCATACCTTTGATTGGTTCAACATAAGTGTCAAGTACACCAATTTGATTATCAATAATCTCAGCGGTGTTGTTCTCATCATCCATCTTGTTAAAGAAGTTGAATAGACCGTTTCTACTAACATATGTTTCACAGATAACGTCAGCTCTAAGTTTAATCTCAGCTCTAATATCTGGAGTATTAAATCTCCATTGGAAGTCTAATAACATTCTTGAAAGTTCTCTTTCAAGTTCGATTAGAACTTCTCTTACGTGAATGTAAGAAAGAGCAGATGTATAAAGAGTTTGACCTGTATTCTCAGTCTCGATAACAAATCCTCTGTTTCTCTTGAATACTAATGGGTTCATTTGAGCCTGATTTAAGTATTCAATGTCAGTTGGTGTAAACATCATTTCTAGGTCATTGATTGCTAAAATTCTACCATTATTAACACCAGCAGCGATTGTCCAAGGTGTAACGTTACCAATGTTAGAAACGTGTTTTCTCATATAAGTTGTAGCTACGTAAGACGCTGGAGGAAACTCAATTGGTCTACCATTATCATTTACAATAACATATGGAGTGAAGTATCCAACACAAGTTGTACCAGCACCATCACCAAATGAGTAAAGGAATGCTGGTGAACTCTCAGGGTCACCACCTTTTGCCACATATTCTAATTGAAGAACTCCTTCTGCGTTTACGAATGTAGGAGAAGATGAATTCTTAAATTGTCTTAATGAAGGCATATTCAAGAAACCAAATATGTCTAATCTATCACCACAAATATCAACCAACTGTTGTTTAGATCTTTCTGTAAGTCCTAATCCGAATGAGTCAATTAAATATCTAAAGTCAATAGCTTCTTTATTTGTAATTGCCTTAAATAAAGGTGTTCCTTTAGCTACAAGATTTAAGACTGTATTTTGTCTTGTTTCAGTACCATCAGGTAAAGAAGCTTGTCTAATTCTAAACCCATTAAGTGATAAAGCTTTGTAAGTTGTAGCGTAAGTATCAATTGTTACATATCTTGTAGTTTGTAAGTCACCACCGAAGTTTGTGATAGCGATTGTAGAGTCACAAGTAATCTCAACTAATTCTGTATTACCAGCGTATAGTTTTTTACTCAAGATTCTTGTTAATCTTCTTGGAGCTTCTCCTATTTGTAAAGCGTTAACATCATAACTTGCTTCTAAGAAATCACCTACTCTAATTTCAGTATATCTAGCACCATTTACTAAACATTTGTTAGCAGTTTGTATATATCCAGATGGAACTTCAATCTCTACAGTTTGTTTGTAGTTAGTTTTCTCAGACTGAATGAAGAATGTATTATTAGCAAGAATATCAACATCAACATCAGAATCAAGATTTTCATCTTTAAACTCTACATCTAAGACACCATTTGAGTCTAAGAACATTCTTAGATAATGTTTTGTTAAGTAATCATTAACTAAATTAACATCAGTTAAGTACTCATAAACAACCTCCTCATTTACTTGATAAGCGTAGTATGTAGAACCAATAAATCCTAATGCTGTTGCTAATCCATTTGCTGATTGTAAAGGGTTTACAACATTTTGTACTATAGTAAATACTCCTTTATTATCTGTTGATGATGGAAATTGAATTTTCTCTTGTGTCTGAAGATCGATTTGAGCATCAAATCCAACTACAGAAGATTGGAATACTATATAATCATACCCAGCGTATGATGATGTAGCTGTTGTTGCAACCTCACCGTCTATAAATGTTACATTAACTGTATCACCAAGAACGTTATTTGAAGAACCAGCCGAGTCAACATACAATCTATTATCATAGAAGAAGTCTTTACTATTGATAATACCATCAAAATATCTTGTGTAGAATTTAGAGTATTTACCAACAACTCCAATTCCACCTTGTGTAGTATCTGTTACAGTATCTTTAGTAATAACACCATCAGTTCCAAGTAAGAACTCATTATCTTCTGTATATAATACAAAATATCCTTTTTTGATATCAATTAACTTAGAAGAAGCCAATTTAGTATCTAAAATGAATGACTTATTTTGTGTTGAATTTTGTACGATATTACTAATCTCCATATTATCCAAAGATGACTTCTCAAAAGAAGCACTTGGACCTAAACACATAGTCATTTTATATTTGTTTGGACCATCAATAAGTCCAACTAATCTATTAAACATCTTAAATCTTCTCCACTGTTCGTAGTTACTTGTTTTAGCTGTAGTGCTAGTACCAGTAAACTCAAACTTAAGAATACCTGTAGATGTTTCAGTAATTGTATAATCATCACCTGATTGAGTACCATAACTTAAGTCATTAAATCCTAAATGGTTTACAGAAACATTATTCACAGAAAGAGCTCCTAAGTTAACAAAATTTCCTTGATAAACATCAAAATCAAGATATCCAAGTACGATGTCATTTTGACCAACAGATGGGTTAGTATCTTTTACTAAACTATTCAGACTTAAAATCTCACCAGTAGCATCGATAATAAATGTTGATGTGTAAGATGCGGTTGCGTTTGTAACTGGATAATCAGAAGAACTAATCGTAAGAGAAGCTGTTCCTAAAACAGTAACATATTGGTCACCAATTATAGCAAATGGCTCACCAGGCAAATATCCAGCATCATAAGTAACAGTAATAGATTGCGTAGATGAAGTAAGAGTTGAATTTTTCTTCACTCCATAAACTGAACCCTCAGCGAACCAAGATGTTCTGTTATTACCGTTATAAGCGATACCACTTGTTAATGGACCTGTACTACCAGCATCATCAAATGCATGAAAATTTTGACCATCATATGAGTAAGTACCTCCATAAACACCATCAGTGTCACCAGTTAAAGCGGTTACGTTACCTGGTAAGTCAAGAGGAACTGCTGTAATTTCAACACTCTCAGCGATAGTTTCTTTATATGATAAGAAATCTATTTGAGTTTCTTCTTTGGATACTAATGTATTACCAAGTAAGTCAAGTAATCCTGTGTAGTAGTCTTTTTCTACTAAATCGTTATTAAATGAACAGAATAAACCAGTTCTATCAGTATCTCTATTTACAGTAGTTTCAATAAATATATTTCTACCATTCAAATCTCTAAAATATGGAATTAATGAAAGACCTTCATAATATGATAACAAAGTAACGTTTCTATCATTAGCAAAATTTCTAATTTGCTCTTTTCTAAGACCAGATGCGTTAAAGTAAGCACTCCATCTTGTCTCTACAGCAAGTTGTTGATAATTAGACCAATCACCACCAACAACTACAACATCAACTAAGTAGTCAGATGCAAAATCATTTTTATTAACATAAGGAGGCATTTTTTCAACGGAACCATACCATTCAAGTAATGTTCTATCAAAACCAGTAACTTGAGACTTAAATATAAACACAGTAATAGATTTATCTGAAAGGTTTGTTATATTAAACGCTCTCTCAGAATAACCCGTATTGTTCTTAGTTAAGTTAATGAAAGACTCAGTGTCTCTCTTCCAGAATCCAGTTGTGTCAAAGAATCTTCTATAAGCTCCCAATCTTTCGATATCATTGTTGAATCCAGCTGCTGTAGATAAAGATTGATATTCAATAGTATCTAAGTTATCATCTGTAACAAGTAAGTTGATAGCGAAAATCGGTGAAGTTTCTAACATTTTAGAAATAGTTCTATGAAAGAATGAACCTTTTCTTTCTAATCCTCGATCGAGTTGTCCAAATACCGCTTCCAATTCACCAGTAGAAGTAATTCTAATTGGTGTATTAACTGGTCCTTTTTTAGAAACCCCGATTACAAGGTTAGTAATACCTTCCTGAACAGGGCTAGTGATTATTGATTGGTCAAATTCTTCTATGAAGATTCCTGGTCTTTTGTATTTTCCAATTTGAATAGCCATATTGTTTATATTTTTTTTTATTTTAATG